GGATCTACGGAATTGAACCTGCCTAGTGCTGGGTCATACTGCCGGTAGAAGGTCTCGTAAAAGAGTGTAAAGAATTATTCTTGAATCCTATCCAAACTATCTGCCTCTACAACTACATATTTATATTCAAATGGATACTCTTTGCCAAAGGTTTTTATTTTACCAGAAAAAGAATAAATCCGGGGTTGATCATTCCTTACTTTATAGGTAAAGGGAAGATCTTTATAAGTAACTACATGACTTAGCCCATCGATATTTATTTTAATATCGTCCTGAAAACCATATATAACACCTATGAACTCTTCACCTACTTTTACAGAATCATCACGCATTAGAACTTCAAAAAACTCATTTCTATATTCATGCTTGAAAACGCTTTCCAAAATTTTGTTTCCCAAGCTATCTGATAGAATTTCGCCTTCTTCTGAAGTTTTATATTTATAAAACAATTCCCCACCTACAGAATTTACTTTTTCAACATTATCCACAGTTTTTGGATTAACTTGAACCTTTATTAGATTTCCATCTGAATCATAAATAACGGTATCATTCTTTATCTTACTAGCATTCTTCAATGCAGGATATTTTTCAAAGAACTTTTCATCTTCTGTTTTCTTTTTGCCATTACATGCGATTAGAAAAATAAAACTTAACATACAAAACAAAACTTTCATATTATAGGGGGTAAAACAAACAGTACATTTTAATAGTTTAATAAAAATTAGCGGGAATTTGCGGGAATCTTCAAAATTTGCGGGGATTTTAGCCCGGTGATACAGCTAATAGGGTGCAAAACGAAAAGTACATTTTTATACGCATTCAGGTAAATATAACCGGACACATCCATTAAAGCAATACCATTTAATTACCGCCCATACTCTACATATATACAATTTTAGGCATTAAAAAAGGCACATTTAAAAAATGTACCTTTCGTTTTGTCCTTTAGGCTTAAACTGGACGTGTAAAACTGGACATGAAACTCTTACCAGTCGCTGCTCGTGGTGGTGGACATTTGAGCCTTTAAGGTGGTGATAAGATTTTGCACTTTCTCATCTACTCTGGTGAACATCTTTTTGCTGCCTGGCTTGCCTTCGTACTCCTCAAACGTGGTGTGTCTGCCGTCAGTTATCCAGTCGATGACAAAGTGGTCTATAGTGTACCTGTAACGGCCTTCCTTGGCTTCTATAGTGACGGTATGGAACACGTCTCTGCCTTCCATAGTGTGGACCACGTTGATAACTCCTTTGCCTATCAGCTTTGACTGATCAGGATCTTCCAGCTGTAGGACAGCGTTAGCGTCTCTGTAGCTGTTGACAAACCACTCACGGGCTTTACTGTAAAGCTCATGCGCGCTGCCTGGAGCTTCTACGACTTCCTGGTAGGTGTAGAGACCACTCTCAGTGTTTAAGCTCGGCTGAGCACTTAAAATGAATGGGAAAATAAATAGTAATGTAAATGTTGCTTTCATAACTTATTTAAATTGGTTAAAAATGATCTATTAAATATTTTCTCCTCCCCCCTTCACCTATAACGGCAGCGCCACCTTGGAAAGGATATTCCACCTTGAGACTTAGGTATAGGAGCCATTAATATACTGGCGGTTGAGGTTAGTAACATTACTCTGCGGCACATTTCAGCCCAAAGCTTAAATGCCTTTAATCTTCTGTATAAAGTCTCTTCCTTATTTTGCCAGATCTCTCGTAATTTATGCGCTCGCTGATACCAATTGTCTGAAAAAATCCAGAAATCTTCTTTAGTGGCTTTTTTTAAGTTCACTACTTTCATACTTCCTCCGTTAAAAAGTTTTCAGACTGGTTGTGTACAAAGCAGATCTGCACCTGGTATGTATCGCCTAGCAGCTCTATTTCTTCAATGCGTGAACGGGTTTCAAATGGCGGTAAACCTGATGATTGTATTCGTTCCTCTGTCCGCTTAATGGCTTCTTTAATTTGCAATTCAAGGTCTTTCATAACTGTTTGATTAATTCATCAACACTATGTTCAATTAAATCGAGTATCCCTGCTTATCATAGTCTTAAATATCTAGTTTGCCGGGAGCCACCCATACCTTACGACTGTTCTGTCTCCAGCCTAAGTTACGTAAATGTGCCCAATATTGTGAAAGCTCTTCCGGTGAAAGTTGCTTTTCAAAGCGTGCATCATACTCGTTGGGGAATTTGCTTTTCTCGGGGATACCATTGCGGTTGATGTCGCGAATGTAGTTGTAGTGGCGTATGTAGTCGTTAATGCTCTTGGCGTAGCTGAGCGGAAATGAGTCATTTGAGAAATAGGTGTTTAAGAGGCCTTCTGTTACTACAACTTCCTTGATGTTGGCTTTCTCTTGCTTCTTGGCGGTGTATGTGCTTCCTCTCCTGGCTTTGAAATACATGCAGAATAGCTTTAGTTTGTCGTGGGCCGTCTTGGCTTCCATCTCCTTCACGGCAAAGATCTCTCCAAAGCCCTTGAGGTCCTCCTGGGAGAATGGAAACTTGGACCTGATAACATTCTTTTCATGGTCTGTTAAAGGCCTGTTAAAGTCCCAGTTAACGGCACTTAAAACATCACCTTTAAATAGTAGGTATGCTGCACCTTTCAGGGTGCTTTGCTTCCTGGTGGTGACTTTATAGATTGAAATACTCATCATTCATTACTTTACGGTATGCTATGCTGGCCAGCTCAGGATCTACTGGTCTGGAATCTACACGCTTGAGTATGTTATAGTAGTTGATCACCCAGTAGTTTCTAAAAATGAAATCACTGATGTAATCTTTATTATGACGCTTTTTCAAATGGTTGATAACATCACGGATCTCTCGATCACGTACAGCAATGGGATTATTTTCCGGCATATTTCTTAAGAAACGATTGGTATACCTTTTCAAACTGGCTAACAGCTATTACAAGCTCCTTTCCCGTCATGGCCTCCAGTGGCTTGCGTATGCTGCACTTTTCTGACTCGCACCAGCCAGATACATTCTGCTTATTCACCTCATGCGCTGGCAGATCCTTTTGAGCTTCGTTGCGTGGCTGCTCATAACCCATCTGATAGCCCAGGTAAAGGAGCTTCTTGCGCATGCGGCTGTTTTGTGAAGCAAAATACCTCCTTTCGGAGGTATTAGACTTACTTAACTGTGGCTTTCTCCTGCTCATCTGCTGTCTCTGTTTCCGGTAAAACCATATCTATCATTATTCTACACATGCGCTTACGCGTACGGTATGAGTTGGGATAGCCTTTGCCCAGGTAGCCCTGGTTTACATGGTTCACCAGGACTACCCTGCGTTTGATGCTGCCCTTCTTTTCCCTGATGGTGACCTCCTTGTGGTTACCTTCCAGGGCTTTCTTAGATAGCTCTGTGTCTGCATCAATCATTATTGAGTTAATCTTGCCCTCTTTGGCAAGGGTGTAAACGGTTTCGTCTACCGATAGTGTTAATTGTTCTTTCATGATATAAAAAGTTAAAATTTGGTTACATTAATAAAGGATCTCCATCCAGATTCACATAATCTATGTTCCTGTTAGGATTATTTAAATGGTGTTTAACAGATTTCCAAAACTTAACAGAGTGCTTTAGTGCACGCTTCATTTTTGGGCTTCTGGCTCTCTTTTCTCTGTACTCCACGTCCTCCAGTTGCTCATTGACCACTCTCTTTATTTCTTCCAAAGGGAAAACATCCATAACCTAAATATTTACACTTGCGAAATTGAGGTTAATAAGCTTCCAGTTACCATGATCATCACGCTTGTAGAAGTTCATGTACTTGGTGGTGGCCTTTGGATTGTAGGACTCCTTGAATAACCTGATGGCATCCTTCCAGTCGGCATCATCAAAGTCGTTTTCCATGTTCCACAACTTCATAATGAGCTTATCATCAAACTCACCGCTGTTGGTGCGCTCCAGGAGCTGCGTTACAAGCTTGTAGGTCTCTTTATTGCGGACCTTTACAAACCGCTCCAGAAAGCTCTTGAGCTTCTGCTCTGCCATGTCTGCACGCTCATCAAAGCCCTTCTTTGTCTGGCTGCTGTAGCGGATCTTAAGGGTACCAGCTGCATTCTCTATACTAAAGCCACCTTTGCTGTTGGCGTTGACTTCACCGTACTCTTTCATGCGTTCAGAAAACTGATCCATATTTTCAAAAGCTGCTTTTTTGAACTGCTGTAATTGTACCTGTAGACCCTGCGCAGCCATGATCAGGGTGTCAATCAGTTCCTCACGGTCCTGCTCGTACTTCTTGCGTCTGGCAAGCTCTTCGCGTTGCTTTTTCTTTTGGCGCTCCTGGAGGAGTTGTTCCAGCTGATCGTCTGTTAATTTGTCTAATTCTACTGTGCTCATTTTAAAAGGATTTAAATGTTAAACTTCTTGACTTTGCCAGCTCTTTGATCATCGTGTGGGCGCTGGCATGCATCACCGATGAGTTAATATGTATGTTGTCGTGACTGATGGCATGGTAGATCCGGTAATACTTTGCCAGATCTGCCTTGCTATACATGGCCCATAGCTGACCGTTACGGGGATCTTCTATGACACAGATACCAATGTGCAGATCTTTGCGGATCTTGTACATGAATATCTGATCTATCCGGTTCCACTCGGTACACCACCATGCCCAAAACTGTGGCGTTTTAGGCAGGTGCTCCATACCGTATGCGTCTACTTCCATTACCTGCTCCAGGTAGGTATAGGCGGCATCAAACCTCATGGTGCTTAGCTCATCCTGAGATATGCCGGTAAGCATAGATACCTTTGCCATATTTAACTTGTGTAGCTGTCTTACTTTTTGGGCCTGGTTCATGATAGTGACATTTGTAGTTGACCATTGGACCGGCTGCGCTGGTCCCATATGACAAAAGGCTTATTGCCTCCGAACCTGCTGCGGATCTGTGCACGGAAGTCTTTTACCTGCACTTTGATATCACAGCAGTACTTGATTTTCTTAGCGGCTGCGTCCATCGGATCATTCCAGCATACTATTATTATGCACTTCTTCGGGAAACGCTCATGAAGCTGCTGAAACTGATCAAATGTGAGCTTCATGTAGTCCAGGCTATCTATGATCAGCACGCGGCCACTGTTAGGCTTCTGCACCTTCTTGAAGTAAGGCTCAAAGGTGCGCTGCGACTTCTCTGCCAGTATGAACTTACCGGCACGGATCTCATACATCTTGTTGCGCTTGTAGGCGATCTGAAAGGTGGATGATTTACCCTGCTCTACGGAGTTAAAATTTACTTTACCGTAGTGCTTGCAAAGCATCTTAGCCAGACGCATGACGTACTCGGTTTTGCCGTGGCCGCTTGGACCTTCTATAAGCATTCGGAAGTTTTCACAGACAGTGCCTAAGTGCTCCGCCCATTCCTGAGGTAGCTCAAGCTCGTTGAACTTCCAGCTCATGATGTCGTTTTTGCCGTAGTTCTTAGCCATTGCTGCCTCCTTTCTTTGAGTTGACAATGAACCTGAGCGCTGTGGCCCCGGTTTGTATGGATTCCTTATTCATCTCTGCCAGTTCACCGCCTTCATAATGATGGTTGAGTGCTGCTCTGATCAGCTCCCCCGCTTTCTCTGTTACTATGGCTGCGCGGTGCACTACATCATCAGGCCAATTGGGGTGCTTCACTGTGGCGTCTTTCATCTCTACCAGTATGCTGATCAGTGCCCTTTGTTCGTCCAGGGAGGCAGTGGAAAAGATCCTCATGCACATTGCTTTAGTGATTTTAATCTGCATTGGTGTCCTCCTTTCTTTTGTATTCCAATTCAAACCCCATTCCGAACCCTAACCATTCAATTTCTACTGATACACTATACCTGCTATCTATTCTCAGGTAGATCAGTCGGAACGAAGGGAGTAGCTTGGTCCTCTTGTACCAGTTTATGCTCCGGTCTTTGTGAGAGATTTTTACATCATCGTTTTTATGCACTTTCATGATCAGCTCAGTTTTTGGTGCAACTCTAGTAATAGTTTATTCATCAGTGGATGGAATTGAGATGGAAATCTTTGACTGCACTCCCAGAAGCATATAGCTTGCGCGCGTGACCAGGTCATTTTATACTGACCCTTCACCGTATCCAGCTCTGCATAGTATTTTACATAGATTTCTTTCAGAAGGTCTATCAAAATGAAGTACTCAGCGTTCGCTACTGACAACGGTTTGCTTAATTTGAGCATTTCAAAGATTAGGTCTTCTATCAATCTCTCAATAGTGGGCTTGATCAGCATGGCGATGCTTCGGCTTAAAGTCAGCATCACTTTACCCTTGGCGTTTATCTTTACAATTGGCTTGCTCATAGTTGCTCCAGCTCCTTTCTGATCCGTTGGATCTTACACTCCAGTTCACCGCGCAGGCCTTCCAGATCTACCCACTCGCCCGGGCCGCTACTTGCAAGGTCCTGCTTGATGACCTCCAGCCTTTTCTCGTGAAACTGTAGATCTTCTTTTTTTAGGTGCTTAAGCTTTTCGTTAAGCTCCCGGAGTTGGTCGGTGTTTACCTGTACTTCGTGTCTGGTGAAATAGGTTTTACCGTATCGATGCTTCTGCTTGTCAAGCTCCTCGGTCAGCGCTACTATTTCGGTGATGGTTTCACCTATCAGATCATCCCTGCGATCAGCGGACATGAGCTCTTTTTCCTCATCCTCTACCTGGTCAAGTATGTCCATTGCTTTCAATTGCCTCACTCGCCTGCTCAGCGCATCTAGCTTAGATTTGCCGTCTCTGATGTACTTTTTAAGTTGCTTTTCCCTTTCCTCCATCATAGTGAGCTCTGTGGTCTTGATGCGTCCGGGAAAGTCTATGCTTTTCTCTTTCTGGAGGGCTGTCTGTAGCTTCTTCCGCTCTGTTTTCCATAGCTTGAGAAACTTCCTGAGCTGGTCTTTATAGTCCACGTCATTGGTGTACATCTCTCTTACGTCCCAGAATGTATGTCTCTTAAGTGTCATGGTCTTAGTAATCAAGGTTAAACAGTGAAATGATATCCTTACCGTTGAGCTGCTCACCGCACTTGCGAATGTTCTCAAGTATTACCTGCACGTACTGATTGAGCATGTCGTAATCAAAGATGTACTGCGCCAGCACGTTGATGGCTGTGGTGTCTGTAATGCCTGAGGCCTTGCAGATCTCTTTGATCTCCTCTTTTTCTATAGCCTTAAGCTCTACCCTGTTCGGGAAAAACCTGCGCCTGAGCTGTGGGAAACCGGGACGGTTACGATCGGCCATAGTGTTGATCTTGGCTGAAAGCTCCATACCGCTGAGTATCATGCCACACTTACGATCGGTGAAGTCTGCAATCTCTTTTACCAGATCATAGAGGGTATTCTTAAGGTACTCCGCTTCATCAATGATGAGCAGGTAGCCGGTTACGCTGGTAACCTTCTTCTGTATAGCCAGCATACGCGCGCGGTTGCCTCTGAGCTGGTCCTTAATGCCAAGCTTCTTGCAAATCTCCTCCAGCATGTCCTTTGCGTTCATGGTGCGGGTAACCTTAATGTACAGCACTCTGTCATTCTCCAGGGCGTAACGCTCCAGGGCGTAGGTTTTGCCCAGGCCGGTATCAGCCTCCAGGAGTATGCGCTGTTTTTTGTCCTGGGCGCTTTTGCATACTGCCTGCACTAGCTGGTAGTTGGCAGTGTCCCAGTGCAGCTCTGTTTCAAATCGCACGCCTAGGAAGTCGGCAAGGGTGTTGAATACCTTGTCTGGTATGGGGCTGGTACCGGTACCTGTTTTCATGGTGTACTCACCATTTCGGATGCGAGAAATATAAGCCGCGGCTATGCCTGACTGATCGGCCAGGATGTTTGCAGACCTGCTTTCTGATGAGGCTATCCAGTTGATCAGGGCCTCTGTGATTTTTTGTTTGTCTTGTAATTGCATAATTTTAGTACTCGTTTAAATTGTAGTTAAAGCCCCCCTGAGAGTTTGCGCGACCAGGGGGTTTTGCATTTATGTGATGATTGTTGAATCCACTCCATTTCCGGAAGCTGCTTTGCAATGTCCTTGATCTTGTAGGCGTTTTGGTTTGACAGCTTTCTCATAGGGCACTGTTTAATTCAAATTTTGAGGTAAGCAGCTTCGTCACCTCACCTCCCTTTTGGTCAAGCATTTGCATGGTTGACTGTAGGGTGTTAGGGGCTAATGTTGCCCTGGATATACCTATAGTGTATATATCTTTCTCCTCGCTGTATGCTACATCAGCAGTGAAGTGATCATTACCATCTATAGTGATGGCAGCGCAAAGCCTTGTCCTGTGTCTGTAGATGGTAGCCTGGGGACATGACCAGTGGTGGCTATCATCCTGCTTGCGGTTGATGGCAGCTATTTGTGCCTTGATCACCAATTGCTCTGCCTTCAGCATCCTGAGTACGTTGACGTTCTCCTCTACGAAGTAGTCATAATACTCACCTTCAATGTTTTCACTGCCAATTGCTGCAAGCGATACACGTATTACCCGCATATCATTTCCGGCCAGTTCGATGGCTCTCTCGCACTCTTCAAGCTGCTTTTTAAGTGTCTGCATTTCATAGCCTTCTGTAATTTCTGGCGGGTTGAACTCTGCCAATCCATCCAGGTAAGTTTTTCCGTTGTTCATCGTTTAAATTGTTTGGTTAAAAATTCTTCTCGGTCCATAATCAGGTCGTCTACTGATTTTGGAGCGTACAGCCTGGCTTTCTGTGCGTCCAGTGCTGCGTAGTCATATGGGTGTATTTTGATCTTTACCATGTCAAAATCGTTTAAGGTTTTTGTTATTGCCTGGCTTCGCATTTGGTGTGTTGCTGTAAAGGAACCTGCTCAGGTCTTTTGTTTGGTGCTCTGAATCATGCGGTTGATCCAGCCTGAAATCATCTCCGTTGACTATTTGTTCAAGCATATGAGCCCTGGCGGCATTGAGCACTTCTTTATCAAAAGCGTTTTCCGTAACGGCCTTTGTGTAGGTGCCATTCTGGATAGTTAGATCCACGTACCTGGTGAACCTGTTTTCTGCCAGTTCTTTCTGCTTATCCTTGGTCTTTAGGTGGTCGTGTAGGCGTCTTCCCTCGCCCTCAGTGCGGTCTACAAGGGCCTGGTGGAATCTTTCCGGTTTGCTGGCTACTACATGCTCGCCATTCAGTCTTACCGGATCATTGTCTTTGTATAGGTAGACACGCTCAGGTGCAGCGGGATCATACTTGATGTTGAATTTTTCGCCCAGGTACCGGCTGTTAAATTCAGGACTATCAACCGAAAATATCATCTTTTCATTGTTAATGGTAGGCATTATGCCCTTGGTGGTATATTCGTAAGGCTGAGGGATGAATATCTTTCGGTTTACAGACTTACCCTGCTCCACAAGCTTCACCGTTTTAAGGTCTCCAGGCATCTCGAAGAAGGCTTCAAGCTCTAATTGAGGTGTGTATGGTCTTTGCTTGTCGATAGATGACTCAATGCTGGCTTTGTACCGGTCTAGTGGAGACTTGCCATACTTCTTCATGACGTGATAGTTCCAGATGGTGAAGTCTTCGTGTATCTCCTTAATAGCCTTATTGATTGGTACGATCTGCTTTGTTTTAACCAGGTGTGCGATGTATTCAGGGTTGGGCTTGCTGTCAATCTTTGACCCCATAACCGGGCTGCCGGTGAACCCGGTTCTAAATTTTAGTACCTGCTCGTTGAAGTGCTTGAACCAAGGCTCTATTACCTTAGAACGTGAGTTGCCCACAGCGGCCGGAGTGAGGCTTGGAGAAAGAGCCGCAAGGCACTGCTGAGCATCGAAACTCTTAATAGCTGATGAGTTGTCAAACTGGATCTGATGGGGCACGTAACCCGATAGGTTACAAGCTGATCTTAAAGCGCCCTTAACGGCTTTTGAAGTTTCCTTATAGCTGACGAAAAAGCCGAGCACACACCAGCTATGAGCGTCTATTATTACGAATACGTTTAGCCTGGCATAGTTGCCTTTGCTTTCAGGGTCGTAGTAGTAGCGATGAACCGGGGTTCCATCCATCACCCACATTGCATTTGCAAAACTGGCAATCTCTCTGTGAGTAACCATTTCGTATTTACTACGATAAGCTTGCTTTCCATGCCTATTAGCGTACACTATCTGCTGTACTTCTTTACTCATTAAGAAGTGTTTAACCGTGCTGTATGACACAATAGCCTTATGACTCCATCCATGTTGTCCATTACTTGCAGTGTATGCCTGTACCATTTCATTAGCTGTTCGTAGGTACATTTGATAAGTCTGCTCCAGGCTTGGTTTAGCATTAGGCTCGCTGTAGATCTGTACTAATAGCGCCTCCTGCTCTTCGCCTAGCTTCTGGCTGTTGTTGTTTCCGTACTTCTTGCTGATGAGTGAGTCCAGGGCGGTGTATAGATCCTGATCGGAGTAGTTACCGTTTAAAGGCTTTTTAAATAGTTTATTGAAGGGCTTTAATTTGCGTTTAAATACTTGTATGCTGTTGCACTTCCATTTGCTCCAGTCTTTTGCGGCCATCAGATCCTTAGCATCCTCATAGAGATGATCAAGTGAGCTGTAGCCCATAGCGGCCGCATGGCTCCTGGACACTGACGCCATGTATAGCAGCCAGCCTGCCGTCTCGCTCAGCTCCCTGGCTACTTCGTATACATCCGGGTTAGCCAGGAAGTAATCATATGCTTTGGCGGGTGTCGTGAAAAGCTGCTCGATATTGCGCTTCATCAGTTTAGCGGGATCAGGCAGATCATACTTAGCCAGGGTAGGCTCAGGGATGGTGTTGTAGTTGATCAATACCTCACCGTTGACCTTCTCATGATGCCATGACTCCAGGCCGTTGTTACGGTTGCGGTACTTGCCTTTGTTGATGGTCTCCTCCAGTGCTGCCTGAAACTCAGCAGGCACCTGCTCCACCAGCTCGCGCGTACTTAGCCAAACTATATTGTTCTTTACTACCATTTGCTTACCGGGCAAGAGGCTGAGTGTACTCTGGTTTTAGATGGCATGTAGCAGCCGCATTGCTGACATGTGCTGGCTATGGTTAGGTAAGGGCATTGCTTGCAGATAGCGAACCGATCATCTGCCACCTCTTCGATGGAGGGGTCTGCTTTGCCTGCTATCTTCTTTACCAGGTTGGTAGATCCTTCTATGATCTGTTTTGCTTGAGTGATCTTGTTCATTGTAAGGTAGATTTGAGATGTAAGATTTGAGTATTGAGACTCACATGAAGTGCTTTATGTAAGTACTAACTAGCTTTCTGCTTTGTAGATCCAGCTCTGTAAGCCACTCTCCAATGGCTTGATAATTAAGCATGCCATGTTTTGCTCCTAAGCCCTCCAGCTTTGAGATGAGGTGCTTTGCCAAATGGCTACTTTCGCAATGACAGTCTAAGAAGGTCTCAAGCTTGTTGATATTGATGTTATTGAGAAACCTGATTACTTGGCTAAGATTTATTTGATCCATGATAATGTAGATTTGATGTTAAGATGTAAGTATTGAGATCTCACTCGAAAAGGATGTCGTTAGCTTCATCAACTAAGTCCTCCCATTCCAGGTACAAGGCGTCAAGGTCATCCCAAGAAAAGTCATCTGCTTCCACTATTTCGTAGGCTCCTAGTATCAGGTGCTTATTTACTTTGCTTATTCCTGTCCTTAGTAAGGTGATAGCAGACTCCGCTACCTGTCCTCTGTGTGCTTTCGTCCTCATATCTGTCATGCTGATTGTAGTCTTAAGATTTCTGAATGATTGCACTGTACTTTGTAGATCTGCTCGTTCAGCTTTTCGTTGAGTAGCTGAATGGCAGCGCTGTGGATATTGCTGCTGTAGCTGCGGCCTGAAAAGAAGTAGCTCACCGCCCTGGTGGTTACTCCTGCGCGGTCTGCTAACTCTTTGTTGGAGATATCACTCTCCTTGAGTTTGCGCTTGAGTTGCTCCCGCTTTTGTTCGGATAATTTGGAATTATTGTTCATATTTGACTGTGATTACAAGAACAATAATAGAGAAAATTTTCTCTTTTAACAATGTCTATGGAGAAAATTTTCTACTTTTGACACTATGAACCAACACACCTGGCAGGATCGCCTGCGTTCATTTATTGAGTATTTGGGCTTAAAACCTACTTCTTTCGAGGGTTTGGTGGGCCTGAGTCATGGTTCTATAGGTAAGGCGCTAAAGAGTAAATCTTCTATCGGTACTGATAAATTAGAGAAAATATTCTCTGAATATCCAGACCTTAATCCTACCTGGTTGTTTAAGGGATCTGGTGAAATGCTACTGAGTAACGAGGAAACTGTGTATGCTCACGTGGCTGAGGAGTTTGTAGTGTATATGACAAAAAGCCAGACTACAAGTGATGCAATAAAGGAGCTAAAAGGTATGGCGGCTGATGCGCGACAGGCGCACCTGATAGGCCTGATAGAGCAGGCTATTAACGATCTGAGCCGGGAGAATGTGGAGCTAAAGAATAAGCTGCTTAAACTCTATGAAGATAAGGAGAGGCTGGCTAATAAAATAGACAGGCTGCTATAGTTTCTTAAGCTCGTCTACTATCGCCTTTTTGTAGATCTTCCGTTTGCGGTATGAGCGGTATATGCCCAGGAAGATCAGACCCACAACTAACACAGACAAGCCAACGATGGCAAGGGTGATCATCCGCTCTTTTCTGGCGTTCTCTTCCTGCTCAATTTTCTGGATCTCATAAAGTACAGACTGCACCTGGTAGAAATTGTACAGGCGGTCGTTGTTTTGCTGTAGGTGTGCCATGCTGCGGGCGTACTGGTGTATCTGCTCGTAGGCCAGCATAGCCTTTTCGGTGTTGCCGGTGCCCTTGTAGATGTCGGCCAGCATCTCCCTGGTGCGTAGTGCTTCTGTGCTGGTGGTGTCAGTGGTAGCGGTTGCTAGCTCCAGGTAGTATATAGCGCTGTCGGTCTGGTTCATGTTTTGGAAGGTTTCTGCCAGGTTATTCAGCGTCCTCACTGTTGACTCATCCGGGTTTTCTGCATCCTTCATGTCCAGGCTCAGGAGTAGGTAGTGCCGTGCTCGTTCGTAGTCCTTTTTGCCCAGGTAAGCATTACCGGCATTGTTGTAAGTCTTGGCTCGCCTGGAAGCTTCTGCTTTGGTGCCTTCAACTATATGTAGCGCCCTGAAATAGTAATCAATTGCGGTGTCGTACCGGTGAGTTTCTTTGTGTAGTATACCTAGCTCGTTGTAAATGACGGACTGGCTTTTCTTATCATTAAGCTCAAGGTATATATCCAGTGCCTTGGTGTTGTAAAGCGCAGCTGAATCGTAGTCGGCTTTCAGGCGATAGACCTTAGCCATGTTTCGGTACGTTTCAGCCAGGAGGAACTGATCACCCAAATCATGCTTCAGCTCCGCTACCTGCTTGTAGATGTCAATAGCCTTGTCGTATGCGTAGCATTGTTTGAAGATCACCGCTATGTTGAGCATTACATCACTTATGTGTTTCTGGTCGTTAAGCTCCTGATATTGACGTAAAGCTGTAAAATAGTACATGAGAGCGTCAGCCATGTTTTTACTGTTGTAGTGGCTTGCTGCTATCATAAAGTTTGCGTTTGCTGTCTCCTGCTCGGTTTCTGCAAGGCTTAACGCCTGCTTGCCCAGCTCTACGGCTTTGGTGGGATCACTGTTGTAAAATCGGGCTGCACTGTCATATAATTGCTGAAATGACTGAGCTGAAGCCAGGGCTGGCAACAGAGTGCAGTATAACATCATCAAAATTTTCATAATCAGGCTAGGTATAAGAATATACTAATCAAATATACGAAAAGGCAGCAAAGTACGGCTGCCTTAAATCGTATAATATGCCCAAAATACTTACGTCTAGCCATTTGTTCCGGGAGGTGGCGCGGTACCATCATCATCGTCATCATCACCACCCCCTGTCACTGTATCTACAGTAGGTTTGCCAGCGTCAAAAATTTCATCACCGGCCGGATCACAGGCGGAGAGGGTTATCATCCCTATTAAGAAAAAGAATAAGATCAATCGTTTCATAGCTCTGTAATTTAAGATTAAAGAAGTTTTAAAAAGGCTTTAAATATAACACTAATCCGGTGGATTGTTAAGCTTGTTGAGTACTACCTCCGACTCATATACAAACACATGCACCATCAGGTTGTCGTTGTCATGGTCGGTGCGCGTTCTTACCAGCTTCATTCTCTTGAAACAAGTACCTGAACCCTTCCAGCCGTCAAAAAGTTCATTGATCATGTAGGGGTAATCCAGCTGTGTTTTAAAGTCATTGAGCTGCGGGGAGCTGTCCCTGCCATCTACGTACAGATCCTGCACGATATGCAAGGCTATAGGCACATTACATTTCTGAGTGAATGCGGTGTGGTGCACCCAGTCTATTTCCGCAAACTCGATAAACACGGCAGGCCGCAACCAGGGCAGATCATTCTGCTGCTCTTCATACTGCTTGTTGTACCATTGGATGTCTGCCACAGCGGTGCCTCCCAGCCCGGTGAGCCACGCCTCATTGTCGGTGATGCGTTGCTCTATGGCGCTATAAATAATGTTCTCTGGATACATAGTGTTAAATGTTATGTGAATACTCGCCTGAAGCGTTTCTCAAATACTTTCCTAATGTTTTCACTCAGTACCTTACTCTCACCGGCAAACTGCCTTTGTGGTAGCTTGAAGTTCATATTACGTGAGTGCGCTCTTACCTGCATTGACCGGCCAGCTCTCCGCCTGGTGTGGCTCCTTACGTTCTGCGTTACGTTGATGTCAGCGCCTTCATTATGCGCGGCCATGTAGTCCTCCATCTTCAGCAAAACGTAGGGTTTTTGTATTTTTGATGCAATTGATCTGAGGCCGTCACCGGTATCTATGAGCAGACCGCGGCCACGGTTTCGGGGTGCAAAGGCCTTCCTTGCAGGCCACGGCCTGCCGTCCCAGCTTCCCGCGCGTATGTTGTCGATGGCATGGTTTACCATCTCATTCGCTACGATGATCGGCAGCTCTGCCTTTAATGCCTCCAGGCGTCTTATGACTACTTTGTAGTGTGGCATCGGCTATATCTTTTCCCAATGTCCGTTTACTACACCACCAATAAAGGTGCCGTCATTATCATCGTGGCCGCATACTGAACATGGCATCCTGTAGCATCCAGGATGCTTGTGACAATCACAGCGACATTTTATTACTACCGGCTCTGTTGCCTGTTCGCAAGTGTGTGGAACTGGTAGCCTGGTTTTAATACCGTGCTTCAAGTTGTAGCAGGCCTGGCAATGTGATATTCTACTCATATATAGGAATGTTTAAACCGAAATTATTGTCTGCATCGTCCTGGTTGGCGATGTTGTAGTATGGGTGTGTCCGGGGGAATATTACCCCGTCTTTACCCGGATTGCCCAGGAACATCTCTTTGAGCTGTGGCTCTGGTATGTCCTGAGGCCTGGTGCGTTCTCCCTCTGCCAGTTGTCGCACTGTGCAGCGGCATCCCCAATCGTTAGGTGGCATGTAGCTATTCCAGAATGGATGCGTTACCGGCAGTATGACTTTATCCAGTGGCCGGTGGCTCTCTCTTACCCTGGAGTCACCGGCAGTTATGTACTGGAGTAGTGGCAAGGCGTCTGCCTGGCTGAGGATCTGCGTCCACTTGGCCGCCATACGGCTGGAGGCTGTGGCGTGGTTGTACTCAGCTCTCAGAAAGTTGACATTGTACTCCTGGTTGAGCTTGAGGATCTCATCCCTGAACTGGGCAAATGTTCTACGTGCACCGTTCTCATCGAGTAGTAGGGCTGAGGCCTCCTGTAACATGTTGTAAGTCTTGAAGCCTGAGAAAACATATATATTCTCCCTGAGCTTGCGCAGCATCTCCAGGTCAGCACCTTCAGCCACTTTGAGTGTGGTACCAAATCCGCGTTCTACAGATTCAAACAGTTCATTGGCTGTAAGCTCGTACAGCTCCTGGTCAACCGTGACCGTCTCGCCACTGTAGATCTTTTCTATCAGCCGGTCTATGATCTCCAGTAGATCGTCCTGGTATGAGAGCTTGATCTCCCGGTGCTGCTCCTGGGCATGGTTGCAGCGTGGGGTGTAAAGGTTCTTAAGCTGCTCGATCAACGAGATCCCGGAACGGGTCCGGGATGAAAGCTCATTCTGATCTTTCACTTTCCCGGCTCAGGTGCAGCACCTCCGGGCTGCATTAGCTTTTTACGTTCGGTCCAAAGCTTTATGGCAGCTTCGTCAGGGTGAGGTACTCCAAACTCATTGTAAAAGTCTTCAGCGGCAATAGGGATACGTTGCTCCATTTTAAGCCATATATCTGCCTTCTTATCTTTTGGAAGTTCTTCACTTACGATAAAACGGCCATGGTGACCTTCAACAGGATAGCCATGAGGTATCAGTATGTTGTTTTTAAATGGATAGTTGAGGATATACTCTACCATAAGCCGGTCCTCCAGGTTTACGGACTTCTCTACTTCCTGATGTACTGATCCAAGTGCGTAAGATCCTTTGCCCTCACTGCTGGTTGTTAGCTTCTGACCTAACACACCTATTGTTATCTCATCGTTAAGGATTTGGTGCAGGTCTTTATAGGTGGTGCTGGCTCCTGACTGGTTGGCTTCATGAAAATTGACAGAGGTGCCTTTTGGTACAACCACATAAGCAGCCGCTCCCTGAGCCTTTGCCTGTTTGGTTACTTCCTCCCTAGCACCGGGATCGTGTGGATCGTATTCATACCACCTTAGCGGCATGCCAAACATCTCGTTGAAACGGCTGTAATCTGCCAAGTTGCCCCTTTTCAGTAATACATAGGGTGCAATCTTTGCGTACAGGCCCAGGTCTTTAGGTTTTCCAATTTCAAGCATGTAGTACTTGTATGGTTCCTCTCGGTAATTCCAACCCTTTTCTTTTGATCCCCACATCTCCTTTGTGATGATCCCCTCCTTGGGGTAGATATTTTGTCTGGGTATTATTTCAGTATCAACTATCAATCCGTTTTCAAAGACGTGCTCAATCACGTTATGCCCTTGAAATACAAAATCCATTATATTCTCCATATACTCGAAAAACCAGGGCGATCTGAAGTTTTCTCTGATCACATCCACCTCCAGATCTTCCCACTCAAAAGGACATGTTTTAACGGCTCGAACTCTCTTACTTATTACCATGTCAAGGTGTAGGTCAATACTCAGATCGTGGTAAGTGTCAAGCAGTGGTTTTCTGTAGGGGTTTTGTACCCGCTCAGCGCTCTTCACATTTGAAATCCATTTTTGTATGTCTTGGTTACCACGCTGTAGCTGCCCAACGTTGATCTGATTGATCACTATCTCAGGGTCAGTCTGGGCTTTTTGTTTCTTTTCCTTTTTAGCCATTTAAGTAGTTGTTTAGGGTCATTGCAGGGTTATGTTTATAAAGTCGCTCTTAAACGCTCTTAAATACCCTAGCGATTATTTTTGTGTTGTGCATCAGTAGTATGGATTTCTTTTTCTTTCAGATCCGTACTTTACATTGAATTTGCTACCTTCGGAGTCACCTGCCGGTTTGGGGAGGTCAGGCTCCAGTTTTCCGGCTGCCACCATCTTCAACCAGTTAAGCGCATCGGTATACTTATCATTGACATGCTGGGGGACCTGAGATGGTGCAACCCTGGAGTATACCCTGTATACAACCATGTCAACCATGTACATCAGCACAGTTTGATTTCTGGCTGAGCCTGACTTATTGAAGATCCTTGATATATCATACCTAACATTCAAGTAGCTTTCAATCAAAGATTGCACTTTTAGCTCTGTCTGTGTTCGGATTGTTAGATCTGCGTTGATCACCTTATTAAGCACATCGGCCTGTACGTGATCCTGATAGTCTTGTTGTGTTAAAAACATATGCAAAGGGGCTTAATACATTTTGTTACTTCTGGTTCTTGTACCTGTTTCTGGCGGTTGTGACGTAAATACCATTTCCTTCAGTTTGAACATCGCACCCTCTACAGCATCAGGTCCATCCTTCTTGGTTTTAGAACCTACCCGAAACCTGAGGTACTGACTAATCAGGCGCTTTGTGTCTGGGTCATCCTTCAGAGATTCATCAAAGATTACTTTCTTGCGCTCATAGTTACCGGCTGTGGCTGCTATACGTAAATCTTTATCGGGCTTCTGCCTCTTATCTCCTTTAATAGGAATTTGGTAACCGTAATTTTCAGGAGAAGCGGCATCAGCAAAATTTTCATATAGCATATCTAAGAGAAATACCTCTTCCATCCACATTTGAGCTGTAGCGTTATTCTTTTTAAGGAATTCGTCAAGGTCGTAATGCCAGGCCACTTGTTCATTTTTGGAGGCATTCGTAAGGTAAACCTTCCTGATGTGATACTCTCCGTTCATCAGGCCGATCAAAACGAGACATTTAGTATCGGAGTACTCTGACTTTTTAAAGCCACCGTCCAGGTAGCTGATCAGGTACCGGTAAGTTCTTAGGGGTGGCAGCTTGGCAAATATGAACCAGAGTTTTTGGAACTCTTTGCCTTTGATCGAGGGATTGTTAAAGTACTCCGTGTCAGCTTCATCCTCCATCAGGTTGATCATCTCCTGGCACTGCTCTTTAGTATATGCCTCGGGCCATGTAGGGTTACCATCTTTGTCCAGGAGGTTGACCTTTAACCTGAGGCCTCCCGGTTTATCCTTAACAAGGTCGTAAGCACGCTGGATGATACAGTCCTCATCAATCTTATTGTTCAGGAATGTAATGCGGTATTTGCCAGAGATATGCAGAGCGCCAAAACAGTCACCCTGCACATACTTCCAGTGCTGGTCTAACCTGGTAGGATTACGGCATACCTCGGGATCGTCAAAGTCGTCAAACCTGAGGCGGTCAAACCTGGTAGCTTCCTCATCATCCTTGCCACCACGCGGATTTTGCCCGGCACCAAACGCCCGGAAGGATGCACCGTTCTTGGTGATGAACCATTCATCCTGCCAGCGTGCGCCCTTCTGTATACCAAAGTCGTTAATGATGCGCTGGTTTTTCTCCAGGGCTGTCTTGATAGACTTGAGTAATAGCTTTGCCTGCGTCTCCGTGTGGCTAAACAGCGCCATGGAACGTATCTCTCCTTTGAGGTATAGGAATACATCAAGCATGTCAGTAACTGAAGACTTAGCCTGATCCCTGGCCACCATGATGGCGGCTATAGATCTGTCGTTCTCGATCATGTGACGGGTGTACTTCCTGTGCCACTTGGCAAACTTTGCTTTAGCTACTTTGGGGAAGTAGTAGTAACAGAACTCTTCAAAGTTGTTGAGTAGGCGCTTTTTCCTGACTTCCTTTTCTGCATGAGTTTCTTTTGCCTTCTGGTCCGGTGTGGCGGCTTTGATCGACTCACCAAAGGCAGAGAAACGCTTGAGATATTTGACGTTGTTGCTCATTACGATTCCATTTGTTCGGCTTTCATCAAAAGAAAATCATTGATCTGATCTACCAGCCGTTTAGCCAGGTCCAGGTCTATTGGCTTGATGTGGTTCAGTAGCTCCTCATAGCAGAGTACATATTCCTTAAGGCTTACATTTTGTATGTCTTTAATGGCTGCGGTAAGCTTCTTCTTTATGTCGGCCTGTTTACTGGTGGGGATATTATCCTGTGCCTCTATCAGGGTGTCAAGCGCCTCCAGTTGGGTGTAGATCTTCGCTACCTGCTGGTCGGGCAACAGGTTGCGTGCCTGCTTAATGTTCTTCCAGGGCTGCACCCACTTGGTCATGGTCTTATTAGTTACCCCGACAATGGCGGCTATTTCATCCTGAGTTTTATTGCTGTGTAAATACAGGCTCTTTGCCAGCGCCTGAGCTTCTTTCTTAGCCATAGTAAAGCATTTGATTTGTACAAAAGTGCATACTTATAAGAGGGCTGGAAAGGCCGAAAAACTCAGATAGCAATATTCTCTCCAACAGTACTAAAAAAATTAGCAAACCAAATTTTCACCCTTTTAAATGGGGTTTTAAGCTTTCATATTTGCCTAAATGATTTAGTAAAACGATGGCAAAACACACTTTCATACTCTCAGACGAAACTGTAAACGACTACGGGTTTAAGATCCTGACGGATGGAATAGACCTAAAGAGGTTCAAGAAAAACCCAGTGATGCTCTACGCACATATTCGATCATTTGAAAACAAGGGTAAGGAAGGTGTAATACTTCCTATCGGAATGTGGGAGAACATCAGGAAGGAAGGAAAGAAGCTGCTGGGTGATGCCGTGTTTGATGAAGATGATGAGTTTGCTATGAAGATCTCCAAGAAGGTGGACAAGGGCATCCTTAATGCTGCCAGTGCCGGACTTGACATACTGGAGTACTCGGAAGATCCAAAGCTAATGGACAAAGGGCAGACGCTACCAACCATAACAAAGTCAGTGCTCAAAGAGGCCTCAATAGCTGACATACCGGGAAATGCCAACGCCTGTAAGCTATTTGGTGAAAATGTGGTGGTGTCCATAGGCCTTTCAGACAGCAACCCTCAGGACTTAGACAAGCTTTTTTTAACTAACAAACCTCAAATAAAGATGGATTTAATCATTTCTGAAATCAATAAGTATCATGAGATGACTGGTATCACGCTATCAAGCAAAGCCAGTGAACAGGAGATACTTGTGGCTATGAACAAAGTTCTTAGCAAACAAAAGGCTGAGCTATCAGCTAAGGACGAAACCATTACTACCCTGACGGCTGAAAAGGACAAGGCTGTGACCGACCTGGAAGCTGCTCAGGGTAATGCGCTTAAGGACAAAGCTACCACTTTGGTGGATGCTGCTCTTAGTGCCGGTAAGATCGTGGAAAAGCAAAAAGAGCGATACCTGAACCTGGCATCCGCAAGCGATGAAGGTTTTGAGTTCGTCAAGGCTGAGCTGGAGGAAAAGAAAGCTTACCAGCCGATACACCAGCAGCTCAACAGCGGTGCATCGGGCACTACTGATGAGAGCCTGGTAGAGGAGTGGGACAAAGCTCACAAAGCGGGTAAGCTGGAGTCAATTAAGCTGAGCAGCCCAGAGAAGTACGCTGAGATGTTTAAGGCCAAATTTGGTAAGGAATACAAGGCTTAAACATCCTTTAAATAGAGTTTTTACACTAATCAAAATACAATGGATACAATCAAATTTCCCTACGGACCGGCCTCCCTGGAGACGCCAGACTCAGCGGCTGCTATATCCGTGGACATCAAAAACACTAAGACCTACGTGCAGATAAGCCCTACCGAATCGGTAACGCTCGACCTTGTGGCCTCTGATGAGCTGATGGTAGGCTCTGAGGTGCATGTGGATATCATCCAGGACGCTACCGGTAGAGCTTTAGCTTTTGGTAACACCGGTGATACTATTGTAGCCCCGGACCTGGCAGGTGTAGCCAACGACAGAGATACCATACTGCTACAGTGGAACGGTACTGCCTTCGTGGGTGGTGTATGGGCTAAAGTGGTTGATGCTGCTTAATGTCTGGTAACTCATTTTTTCAACTAAAACAAGAGACAAACAATGAAATTTTTTAAGCTTATATTCTTGAATATCCTGATAGCCTGCTTTATGGGTGTGGCTATCGCAGGGTCTATGGCCCTAAACCCCGTGCACACTTCCGCCTGTGTATTTTTTGCGGGGTTAGTTATTAGCGCAGTTAGCCAGGCGCCCTCCGGTGTAGTGTTTAGAGCAGTGCAGGTGGAGATATGGGAGAACTTCATAGCTGAGAACCTTTTCAAGGAGTACCCATGGCTAACGAGATCCAAGGACAGATCTGAGCACGTACTAAGCGGTAAGGTAGTACACATTCCACAAGCTGGAGCAAAGCCTAAAGCGGCTAAAAACAGAAGCGTGTACCCGGTTCCCCTCGTGAAGAGAAACGATACAGATGTAACCTATGCGTTGAATGAGTTCAGTACTGAGGCCACCCTGATATCGAATGCTGAAACAGTAGAGCTGTCTTATGACAAAATGGAATCAGTATTTGGTGATCATAGAGGTGTACTGTCTGAGGAAGTTGCCAGGGATGTACTGGCGCAGTGGTGCCCGTCTCAGGATGCCAACATACTGAGAAGCTCGGGAGCAGACACTGCTGTATACCTGGATGACCAGACTGGTACCAGAAAGAAGTATACACCTGCTGACCTTGCGGCTGCTAAAACGAGGTTGAACAAAACCACTAAGCGAGAAGGTGGACCGCGTGTAGCAATCATGACCGAAGAGGCCTATAATCAGATAAAATCTGACGCTGATGTCATCGACAAAAACAAGATGGATTCAATTGGTGCGGTATGGAAGGATGGTGACCTGATTAAGCTACATGGTTTTGACATTGTGCGTACTGATGTAGTTCCCCGATTTGACAACACTGCAACACCAGTAATCAAGTCATCTGATGCTGATAATGCCGCCACCGACAACGATGCTATACTATGTTATGATGAGCGGTATGTACACAGATCTGTAGGCTCTATTGAGTTCTTTGAAACCAAGCGTGATGCACTTCTTCAAGGTGATGCTTACAGTGCCCTGGTGAGAGCTGGCGGACGCAAGGAGCGAAACGATGAAGTGGGTACAGTATTGATAGTACAAGCCGCTTAATATGCACATTCACTTTGATCATCAAAAGACAGCCGGTACCGTGATCGGTGCCGTGCTGGCCTTTGTCAACAAAGTGGTGGAGTCGGGCGGTGAGATATTCGCGGCCCTAAGTATAACCGTGATTGTTGAGGCCATTGTAGTATCTGCTATCGGAGCCATTACCGGATTTCTGGTCACAACACTCTGTAAGCACATCAAGAACAAAATTTCAAAGTCATGAAAAAATATACAGATGAGGAGTTGGAGAAGTTGGCGCAGGACACTTTCAAGAAAACACCTGGCGCTAAGCGTCTGCTGATTGCCGCCAATGGCACAATATTCCGGGAGGATCAGGCCTACAGAGCAGATGAGTACTGTAAAGCTAATCAGGTGGAGGTACACCCATTTGAAAGAGGTGGTAAGGCTGCCAAAGCTCAGGCTGATGAAAAAGCCAAAGCAGAGTCCGAGCAGGTAAAGGAAGAAACACTCCCGAAGCCAAAGAGCAATAAGGGTAAAGGTAAGCAGGCTTAGCGAACATGAGGGATGTGCCATAGTTGGTCCCCTCCCTGCTAAGACAACATAAACCCCAGGAGAGAGCGGGACTGCTGAAACGTCCCTTTGGGGTGGAGTAGGCAGTCCCATAACAAACAAGTGCAAACCGGGAGGCGCAACAGGGCGCCTCCCACTTAACGATCTCAAAGATGAAAAGACTTACTTATCTGGTAATACACAGCACTGACACCCCTCAAGGCCGGGAGGTTACCGCTGCTGAAATACGCGACTGGCACACTTCACCGAAGCCAAGAGGCAGAGGCTGGAAGCAGGTAGGTTATAGCGACATCATACACCTCAATGGAGATGTGACTAACCTAGTGCCGTATGACAATGATCAGAAAGTAGATCCCTGGGAGATCACCAACGGTGTGGCTGGTATTAACTCACTCAGCAGGCATGTAGTGTACTCCGGTGGTAAAGATCCGGGGGGAAACTTTGTGCTTGACACCAGGACGGCCGAGCAACGGCTGAGCCTGGCTAACTACGTTCGCCAGACTATAGCACAGCACCCGCGTATCAAAGTTGCCGGACACAATCAATTTACCAAGGCTAAGAAGTGCCCCAGCTTTAACGTGCCTCAGTGGCTGAGGGCTATAGGTGTGGCTGAAAAGAACATCTACAACGGAGAGGTAAACCTTTAAAGAGCATTTAAGACATGAAAAAATTTAGCATAGATAATTTCAAAAAGGGCATCATCACCACGGTGTTAGGCTTGATCCTTATAGTGGTAGGTGTAGTGCTTTTCTTTCTGCCTCAGGCTACAATACTGGAGGCTACTACGGTAATCGTACTGGGCTTGTCCCTATTGGGGGTGAAAGATCCCAGGATACCAGGAGGCAAGACTACAATAGGTGTATTCCTGGCGTTGATCTGGGTAACGCTTTTTATCCTGTTCATTACCGGGTGTGTAACCGCTCAGAAATGCGCTGATAAATTTGGTACTGGTGAGACACACACCGTGACGGTAAAAGATTCGGTAGAGGCTAAGGTTGTGGTGCCAATCAAAGGCGATAAGATCAGTCTTAAGATAGGTATCGACAGCCTGCTGGCTGTGCCTTCAAACAAGCCAGTGCCGGATACATTCATCATCAGGGAAGGACGCGCACAGGCCAAGTTCTGGAAGGATAAGTATAATAACTACCTCAATGGTAATGTGGAATGTCTACCTGACACTGTGGTGGTGACTGAGAAAGTGCCTATAGAAGTAGAGGCAGAATGCCCTGATACGCTTGTACTCGATCCTGAAAAGGGGCTTACCTGGTGGCAAAAGCTGTGGCGTGGCTTTCAGTTCTTTTCAGCCTGGGCAGTAATGATCCTTTTTGCCTGGTTGCTTACGAATAGAGTTTTAAGGAGCCTTAAAGCATAGCCGGTATGATCAACAAGCTACTACTTAAGCTCATTGCTTTCCTATACAACTTCACGTATGAAGGGGTGTATTTGGATGATGTAAATAAAAAGATGATCAGGCCGGTGCCCCGCCTGATCATTGACGGTAAGCAATACTATGAATTTCTCCAGCCTGCCGACATTCCGCAAAATAGGTTCGTGCATTACCTCGACTTCAGGGAGGAGAGCGAAATGGGCGTGACTAGGGAGCTACTCAATAAGTACATACAAGAGCTAATCAAGGCTAATGACAACCACGAAAACAGCCGTATAGGTTCGCTGCTGTACATGCTCCAGTCTACGGTCAATGACTGCACGCCTATAGAGGTACTTTATAACATGGCCAGCCTCATGTACTTCGACAAAGATGAGGACATCAGTTGCTATGATCTTGACTACAACCAGGAGAAGATCCGAAAGTTTAAGAAGCTGCCCGACCAGGGTTTTTTTTTGCGGACACTGTGCGAGAGAAGTTTGAAGCTTACTGGAAAGTCACTACCCAAAGACATCGACCTCTATTTGAGGCTAAGCAAGGTCAAGCTCAACGCGTATCAGCAGATGCTTACCGGAAACTGAGGATCAGAAACAGGGAGCGTTTTGAAACCCTGGTATCCCACTACTGCAAAGGTGATGAGGTGCAGGCTGAGAGAGTGAAGAAAAAGACATCAGAGGACTTTTACGGCTGGCTGAGCCGCATGTATAAAATCAAATTAAAGAAGTAATCAATGGCTGCTGAATTTCCCGTACGTGCAAAGGTGGAAGACAAGGAGCTGGACCAGTTGATAGCAAAGCTCCGTGCTGCCGGTAAGGCTGCCGACCTGACCGATAAGGAGATGGGGCAGCTTGAAAAGCAAATCCGTGACACAGGCCGCGCTGATAGACATTTGAACGGGATCAATAAGAAGTTAGGAGACATGAGCGGTCTGCTGGGTAAGGCTGCCAAAGGCGCGTTAGCTCTCTGGAGTATAGACAAAGCAAAGCAGTTCCTTAACACTACAATCGAAATTACTGCACAATTTCAAAAGTTCCGTGCAATACTCGCAAATACCCTTGGATCCGACTCAGCCGGTGCCGCTGCATTCGATCGAATTCTGTTGTTTGCAGCAAAGACCCCCTTTCAGGTAAGTCAGATCACAGACGCTTTCATTAAGCTGGCAAACAGGGGCTTTGTGCCAACAAACGAAGAGCTTACAAAAATGGGTGACCTGACCAGTGCAATGGGCAAAGACATGGATCAGTTAGTAGAGGCTCTGCTTGATGCTACAACTGGAGAATTTGAGAGACTGAAAGAGTTTGGTATTAGAGCTAAGAAGTCAGGCGATCAGGTAGAGTTTGCATTTAAGGGCGTTAAAACTCAGGTTGATTTCACAGAGGAGTCTATCAGAAACTACATACTCAGTTTGGGTGAGCTTGAAGGTGTTGCAGGATCTATGGCGGTTGTATCTGAAACCCTTGGCGGAAAAATGTCAAATGCGGCTGATGCAATTGATCGCTTCTTTGCTGCTCTTGGAGAGAATAAGGGAGGTGTGATTGAATACTTCATTGAGCAGTTTACAGAGCTGACTATGGCTATTACTCAGTTCATAGAGGTAGCTAATAAGAATCCTTTTGAGGATTACGCAAACAAAAGGATTCAAAAAAATATTGAAGCATTTGTAAAGCTTACTAAGGAAGATCAGGTAAACGCTATCAATGAAGTAGTAAAGCACATACAAAGCTATAGAAAAGAGCTGGCCGATCTTGAGGGATTTTATGCCGCGTCAAAGCAAGCAAAAAGTACTGATGACCTGAAAGCTGCCGCTGAAAAATTCGGGTTCTCACTGAAGCAGGTTGAGATCATACTCAGTGATTATGACTTTGAACTGGAGCACTCTACAGCGCTGCTAAAAATCGCTGAGGAAAGCTATAAAGCCTATATGAAGGAGTTCAATAAAGGGTCTGATGATGTTGAGGAACAAACTTCTATACTGGCAAGACTTAATGCTGAATTAGCGAAGGCAAAAGCAGAGAGAGATAATGCAATCACTGAGGACCAGCTTTCTAAGGCTAACCTCAGGATACAACTCCTTGACGCGGAGATCAAGAGACTGATGGAGCTTGGCAGGATCCAGAAAGATATAGTGCCGGATCTACTTGAAAAGAGAGACCCTGCTGCTGAGGCGCGCAAGTTCACTGATGCTATTAAAAAGCATTTTGGTGAGGACTTCCTGCCTGACCTTGAAAAGATCAATGATGACATCCTGAAGGACTTTGAGAACACAATGGATGACATGTACAAGGCTAACCAAGAGAGGCTGAGAAAGCAAAGAGAAGCGGAGGAAAGGGCTAGAAGAGAAAGAGAGGAGATAATAAGAGCCTCCTTTATGCTGAGTGATCAGATAGCTGAAACATATGCGGAGATTGAACGGAACAGATCTAACGCCAGGCTAGAGAGACTTGAAGAGGAGAGGCGTGAAGAGCTTAAGAAAGCTGGTGATAATAAAGCTGCAAAAGAGCGTATCAATGAGGAGTATGATGAAAAAGAACGAGCGATCAAAGCAAGGCAGGCGCGTAGAGAACAGACACTTGCACTTTTTAGCATTGCAATCAATACGGCAGAGGCTGTGGTGGCAGCTATCGCGAAAAGTCCTACAACTTTCGGTTTGCCCTTCAGTGCTTTTGCTATTGCTATGGGTGCTCTTCAAGCGGCGGCTGTAAAAAGTCAATCAATACCTAAGTATAAAGACGGTGTCTATGATCTACAGGGACCAGGCACAGAGACAAGTGACAGCATACCCGCACACCTCAGCAAGCGTGAGAGTGTTGTGCACGCCAAGGCAAGTAAGAGGTTCGGTTGGCTACTCAAACCGATGATCGAGGATAAGAGCTTTAGCGAGCTACAGCTACGTGAACTGGTTGATAAGCACATACCTACGCACCTGAGGGGTGACATCATGCTTACAAAAGGAGGTCGTAAGGGTGATGATATCACCAGAGAGCTGAGGGATATAAAAAGGGCTATTGAAGGCAAACCGGTGAGCCACATTAATGTAGATGAGAATGGCTTTAATGTAGGTATACAGAAGGGACAAATGTGGACTAATTATGTATCAAAAAGATATAGTGCTTGATGTATAACTATTACCTGTACCATAAGGACTTAAAGACAAAGGTCAGAATAGAGGACCCGGTAGGATGGGACGGTCTTGGAAAGTCTATTAAGCGTGATAAGAAACTGCACGGTGTGTTTTTTGAGTATACGCCAAAGTTACAGTTCATTAAAAAGGGTAAGGCTATAATTCACTATTTCTATGAAAAGTACGGTATAGAAACGGAGCTAATACTTATAGTGAAAGTGCTTGACTCAACAACAAAGAAATTTTCAGAAGATTACAGAGGTCGCTTAAATCTTACTACGCTGGAAATAAGCAAACTATACGCCACTTGCAATGTGGAGAACACAGGGTTTTTACAAAAGTTTAAGAATAGGATGGACGTAAAGGTGGACCTGCAAAGTAAGAAAACACAAGGTGGTAAGACTATTACACCTTTTAATAGTGAAGTGCAGACAATACAAATGCACAGTAAGACCATAAGGATGAAAGCCAGGTTTGGTTTTGTGGATGATGGTAATGATGAAAATGTGCATGTGCCAGATAATGAGTTTGACGTAGAGCACACGCCTCCATTTAAAGAGAAAATGAATTTTCTTACAGGTGCTCAAGAACCCTTTACAACCGATAGATTTACCCCAATTCTTTCAACTGAAGGTGAAGAGTTTCCGATAGGAATAACTAGCAGGACAATACGGGTGACTGGGAGTGTTACTGTTTCAACTAGTATACCGGCTGAGGGCGTTTACATCCGGCTCCTACATGGCCCTGTGGGAGGCTCATGGCAAACCGAGCAGTTGTTGCAAGCCAATGGCCAGAGCACATACACGGTTGATTTTGATGAAACGATAGTAATAGAGGCGGAAGAGGAGATTATTTTTATTGTAGGGCCTGATCCTGATTCTGGAAATCCGCCAGGTCTACCAACTTTTACTTACCACACAGATAGTATACTTGAGATGAGCGAAGACACAACTTACCCGGCAACAGACTGCCCGGTAATGCTACTTCATGAGATATGGGCGCGGGTGTGTCATAGCATCACAGATCAGGAAGATAGCTTTAAAAGTTCTTATTTTGGTCGTACTGACTCTGAGCCAAGATCGTATTTTGCTGACGGAGCTGGCAGCCTCCGGGGTCAAACAGATGGAAAGCTCCTTAGAGGGTTCCCTTTTTCAGACAACCCGATGCACGCAAGTTTTAAGGATATGTTTGAAACATACAATGCTGTTGACGGAATAGGCGTGGGTATAGAAAAGGAGGATACAAGGGAGATAATAGTGGTGGAGCAAGTGAGTAACTTCTACGTGAATGAAAAGAGCATCACGCTCAACTATGTTAATGACATTAAAAAAGAGGTAGATGCTACGCTGTATTGGAATGAGATTTTAGCAGGATACAAAAGATGGGCAAATGAGGAACAAAACAACCTGGATGAATTCAACTCCAGAAAAGAGCTGACGCTGCCGATAACACAGATCAAAAATAGGCTTTCATTGGAAAGTCCCTACATAGCAAGCGGCTACACGCTTGAGTTTACCAGAAGGGAGCAATATGAAGAGGGAGATGCGAAAGACAATATAAATGATAATGAAAATTTCATAATTCAACTCAGGCGTAGTGGCGGTGGCTTTGTGACTGATAAGGATGAGGACTTTGCTGTGTTGAATGGTGTGCTAGATCCGGGAAGTGTGTACAATGCAAAGCTTTCAATAGCCCGGAACATAATCAGAAACGGGCCGGTGATAGCAGGATCATTATATAAGACTGAAGATGGTATTAAGATCAACTTTGGTGAGGGTAATACTGATATGGTGAGCAGGCTGAACAGTGAGACGGAGGAGGTAAGCGAGGGAGGTGTGATCACTAAGGCACAATTAGGCAAACAAATTTGGATACCGGAGAGGTACATATTTCGGCATAAGCTAACAATCGAGGACTGGAGAACATTGAATATGTATCCTACCAGGTATGTGGAGTTTAGCGCTACGAACAAAAATCATAAGAAGGGCTATCTGATGGAGGCCGTGCCTGATCAGAAGACCAGAGAGGTAAGTTTTCAACTATTAAGAGCTAATTTGTAATGGCAGTACAATTCATATCATATTGTAATACATCGCATGGGTATATAGCTGAGGTTTCTTATGATCCATCAACAAAAACGATCATTGGAGGGAACCTTACATCGGATATTTGTACTTCTGGTCAACCAAATGTTCTTTATCAGCATAAAGAAGGTAATATAACATATCTGGTAAAACCCCAGAATATACATCCATATGCATTTGTTACAAGTTTTGAGGATCCTGTAGAAACTCCATGTGAAGTGGCTTTGAATTCTGTAGGTACAACAAATGCATCTAGCGAAAATACAGCGGATGGTACGGCCACACTGAATGGCACAGGGTCAGGCATAAAAACCTTCTCTATCGGAGGTGTTAACTATCAACAATCAAACATATTCACTGGGCTTCTGCCTGGCCAGTACTTTGCGTATATAAAGAATACTATGCAAGATGGCAGAACCTGCATAGATTCTCGTAAGTTTCAAATAAACTATAATGAGGTAGTATGTAACCTGAAAATAGGAACTGTCAAAATTGACCCTGACGCTGGGGGTAACGATGGTAGTATTACAATAGAGACGCTTATCAATGCTGTAAAGCAGGTGGAGTATAGGCTTAACCTTGAAGCCTGGCAGGATAGTCCTAAATGGGAAAATCTGTCAGCAGATATATATCAGATATCAGTGCGGTATAAGTCTCAGACCACATGCGGAGATGTGCGGAATGTACTGGTAAGTGTGGTTACGTGTGACGTTAAAATTGAGAATGTAATCGTATTGCATGAGCAAACGATTTTTGCGAATGATGGCTACCTGAAAGTTGTAGCCTCAAGTAGCAACGGACCGATTCAATATAGCGTTGATGACGGAGATAACTATCAGTCCAGCTCTGAGTTTTTTAACCTTCCACCGGGTACATACCAAATAAAGGTCAAAGACTCTCAGGATTGTACTGACGAAATATCAGCCGCGATTAAGAGGTTTAGAACGGCTACTATTGATATACCTATAGTTCAGAGTCACCGGTTTGTCCTGGACAATACAGAGCTGCAAAACTTTGATAACACCCTGTTTAGGAATATGAAATTTCCCGGAGTGCTCCAGGAGTGCTACTACCAGAAGCTACAGCAGAGTGATATCACGTATTTGCAGTTCCGGTCAAACTACGAGAGCAACACGCTCAAGATCTACGACCTTGAAGATACTTTAATAGAGACTTTAACACCCGTTAAAAAGACTGCTTTCACTGACTATGAGGAGTCTGTTACCGGATATATTACCGCTGGCTTTGGTGGTAATGTATGTCAGATATATTTCAGTGACGGTCTGCCTGAGTTCGCACAGGTAGGGCAGCTTATTACACTTGAGGGTTTTGCTCAGGCGGGTCTTGATGGAGATTATTTAATAGAGGATATACGCCCTGGGGACCGACACGCAGAAGGCTTTGAGGCTATAATAATTACTTTCCCTACAGACTCAAACGTGCAGAGTGGTACAGTATCAGCAATCTATGACATCGAACCCTATGAGGTGTGGGAGCAGATCATCAACTGGGGCAACTACAATAATGATAAGTACTACATGGTGCTGGAGGGTAGTGATGATCAGTTTGGGGAATACAGAGCTGAGAGCGAGCCACTGGAGCTGAAGGCCACACAGCCGGATACAGTACTTATCAAGTACAAAAATTTTGAGAACGCCTATAAAATGGACTACACAACCGGGATCATTAACCTGATACGTGTAGAAGGAGATCTGAAATGGCCAACACCTGGAGGTGAAAGGACAGTGACAGAGGACAGCCGTAATAGGGCTATCAAGCTGGCTGAGAATGTGACAAGGAACCCTCAGTTGTCAGTGTTTGAGGTACCACCTTATCTGGCTGAAAAGCTGGCATTTGCATTCGGACATGATTACATACTAGTGAATGATGTAGAGTATCAGACTGAGGAGGATGTAGAGATAGAATACTTCCAAAACGATGCATTTGCCAACGCTAGAGCCAAGCTGAGGCAGGTGGATCTTATTGCGGACAATACCGATGACCAGGGCGATGTAGATACCCCTGTAAATATACTAGAGTTGAATAATGATCTATTTGAAGTTAACCCGGCATGACACAGTTTAGAACCACCAACTTTCCACGTCTGAAGGAGCTGCTAGAAGCTTCACCCGAGGACTTTCTTGTGATCCGCAAGAGCAGCGAGGGAAAAGACTATAAGATCCGTAAAAGCAACCTCACAGGCTCAGGGCAGCAGGTGTCACTTGCCTGGGACTCAGAAGAGGTTTACGATACTCCGGCAACCAGCATCGGGTCCGGTAATCCTGCTTATGCTGAGTTTAACAATAAGCTTTGGAAATCAAAGATTGACAATAACCAAGGCAACCAACCGGCAGAGGACGCAAACTGGACTGAGGTGTCTAAGAATGAAAGCGGTTTGGTGCCCCATGCAGCTGGCGTATACACACAGGAGGAGGTATATGTTACCGGAGTGCCTAAGGCGGGTTATCCTAAGTGCCTGCTGAGGCTCACGGTGGCTACACGGCCATATGAGACGACTGACCTGGTGGCTGAGTATGCTGCCGGGGATTGGGAGATAATAGGGTTTATTCAGGCAACTCAGTCAGAAGTAGATTTAGCCATAAACGACATCAGTTTTGTAACTCCTTTGACACTTGATAAAAAGTCTGCACCAACTTTTACTCCTACAAATCAACTGACATTCAACAGCAACAAAATAGGCCTTCAGCAAAATGGTGGAACCTGGAATTTTACATTAGCGGCTTCAGGTAATATTAACGGAAAGACCATATTTTTGATTCTAAACACGCCTGATGCTGTTACTTTTAGTTCGGATTTTGTTTCACTCGATTCAACTGTGCCCGATGTGTCAAAGAAGGTCCACTTTTTTGGCTATTATAATCAGCAGCTTAACAAGGTATTCTACTCTATTAAGAATACTGCCGCTTCTGATCTTACTGCCCCCACTATACAAAGTGCGACTGTTGAGGACAGTGCGGACACTTCACTTGTTGTAGTCTTTAATGAGCCGGTGACAATAACTGATTTAACAGGCCTTTCTTTAGATTTTACTACCGGAACTGCGAAGACATTGCAGAGTGTCTCAGGATCTGGAACAAACACATTGACTTTCACGCTCGATGCGTCAGTAGTTGAGGCAGACGTATTCACTTTAGAGGTAGCTGCTAGTAATAACATTGTGGATTCATCTAGTAACGGCCTTGAAGCAACTAGTCAGGCGGTCACAAATAATGTAAGTGATGCTTTTGATGTGTCTAGTATTAGCCCTGATTTCATCCACCTGCCAATGGATGTACAGGGTACTAATTCTGATCCGGCTACAGTATCAACCGATAAGCTGACATCAACATCTTATGACTTCAATGGAAGCAACTCGGGCGTTCCAAGAAGCATTCAAAACAGTAAGGAATGTCTTGACTTTGGAGTAGAAAACCTCAGTTCTCAGAGTACCGCACTATCATCTTTATTTCAAAACACGTTCAGCATATCGGTTCAGATTAAGCTTAATGACGGACAACCCTCAGCAGTGGGATATGTGTGTTACATAGCAAATACAACTGTCAGCCGATTCTGGATAGATATAAGGACTGACGGGAAAATAACGGTTGCTTATGGATGTGATTCCACAACAGTGTTCGCACAGACCGCTAATTCTGTTTTTGCAGATGTTGCAATGTCTGATTTTGTTCAACTAGCTGTTCGGGTGAACAGTGGTTCAAATATTGAAATCTTGATAGATGAGGTTGTTCAGACGCTTTCTGGCTCATTGGACGGAGACATAAGTGGTTTAACAATGGCGAACTTTAATTCCTCAAACGCTAAGTTGGTGATTGGCGCTCAAACATCTACCGGGACATCACCTCTCGATTGTTATATGAGACACTTTACGTTACAGCCCGTAGCTTATACGGCACAAAACTTAACCGATCTTGCAACGCTATGATGTTAAATTTCATACATAGCATAGCGGGTAATATACCGCCTCTAGCAGTACTAATAATAGGAGACAGTATTGCCAACGGCACGTCAAACGGTACTACATCCGCACAGGCCGGGACTCTTTATGAGTTTAGATCTGGAGTATTGACGCAGATAACAGATGATTTGCAGGATGCAAATACAGGTGGATATATGCCTTCATTTGCAGAAAAATTGTTTGAGTTAACCGGTAAGCAAACATATGTAAGTGAGAACGCTGAGGGAGGCAGCGAATTTAGCCCATATCTTGATAATAACAACTGGAGCCAATCAGGTAATTTGTATGCGCCTATGGTTGCCGAGGCTGAATCATTTGAGACTTATTTAGGCCGGAGTATAGATGTCATAATCATGATCCTAGGGATTAATGATGCTCGGGGAGATACTTCACTAGCAACTATAGAAAGTGATGCGTTTGATCTAATAGACAGATTAGCTGTGGACTTTCCTGACGTGCCCGTGATGATTGTGCAAAGAGGAAGGATGTCAGGCGGATCATACGCAAGCGACCCGCAATGGATAGGCGTTGGTGAAATAATTACAAATGGCGTAGATGGTCTTGTTGAAACCTACTCACATGTACATCTTGCAGAGGACTTATCCGATACGGATGAATATCCTATATCAACACCAGCGGCTTATTATGATTCTCTTCATCTTACGCAAGAGTATAACAATAAGCTGGGAGAGAACTTAGCCATTTTTTACGCGAACAACATAATGCAGTAATTTTTTTTAACTTTTAACAATAGATCTATTATGAAACTTTTTCACATGAATTTAGCGCTCACTGCATACGATCCCTGCGGTGCGGCCTTGGGTACCTTCACACCAGAGGGAGACTGCCTTGAGGAGGGCAGTTTGATTGTTGGTGCCATGATGATTAAAAAGGGTGTGGACGTACAAACGCTGATCGATGCCGTCACCATAGATGCAGCCGTCGCCGCTGGAGACGTTAAGATCCTGAAAGGGTTCTCAGGTAACTGGGCCAGACCTACGGCAAACAAGAAGCCTGGTATGGCGTTCAAGCGAGAGAAAACGAGTTCGTTTACTTACTCCATACCATTTAAACACTATGGTGTAGATGCCAATCTTGCCTTTTGGAACACTGTTAATTTCAGCAACGATTGGAGCATGGCCTTTGTGTTCGAAGACTTTAAGATGTTTGGCGCACTGGATGACCAGCTGGCTGTGATCCCTATGGACTTTGATGTGGCGCCTGCTAGTGACGAGGAGCTAGGCGGCTCAAGGAGAATGGAAGGTACTGCCAACTGGACCGTTAAGGCCATGCCTTACCTGTTGTCAGACACTCCGGCAGCTGTGTTGGCTACTTACTTTAAGTAGTGTTTAAGTGGTGGTTAAACGTGGTTTAAAGGGCGCTCTGTTGGGCGTCCTTTTTGCATTGCGCGGCTCGCTGTAAAAATGTACTTTTGGTTTTGCTAAAATGTACTTTTGGTTTTGCCGAATATAATATCTCATTAATTTGAAGTGGGAGCAACTATATAACTACCGTCAGGAGCATTTATTATTTTATAATACTGCATCGTACCTTCAGGCCTGTTTCTGTAGTAGTACAGCCCTGGATATCTTTGAGACTCCATAAAAAGAGTATAGCCATCACCATTTAGTTTATTCCGAGGATCTTCAAAATGAAGATTAAATAAATCTACAGTCGCTCCTAATTCATCATTAGTCAACCTAAAACTTAATACACTTAATACATTACTCGGATTCCCTAAATCTAAAACACCGGTTGGACCATTTTTCCATGCTCCGCTAGAAAAATCAACCTCTGTAGCTTGCCCACCTGGCCCAATAATTACTATATTCCCATTTGGCAAGGATTTTAAGTTATTTAAAAACCTACCATATGCATTTTCCTCCCTGTTTTCCTTTAAACCAGTACCAGACATAAACTCATTCCACAGCCTTTCAAATAATCCACATTTAGGGCAATCTCCATCCATGCCTCTAGCTTTCGTAAAAGTAGTTTCATAGCTGTAAGACGTTTCATCTGCTACTCCATCGTACTCTCTCCAACGGGTGGTAGTTTCAACCACATACAGCTCCCCGTTTACAAAATCTGTTTGAGACTGATGTGCTCCATATTTATTTGTGAAGTCACTTCCGCCCATCAGGAAGTAATCCCG